TTCAAGAGAGCTAAAACAAAGTTCTGGGATGGATTCATAGTGGGATTAATAGTCGGATATATTCCTTATCTGTACCACATGAATTTCTAAAATGGATAAGAACTCACTTTACTATATTGACGAACCAACCTGTATCAGTTTTTCTGGAGGTCGGACTTCTGCGTTCATGCTACATAAGGTGCTTGAGGCACATGATGGTGACTTGCCAGAGTTTGCCAAAATAACATTTGCTAACACAGGAAAGGAAATGCCACAGACTTTAGATTTTGTTCGTGACTGTGGACAAAAGTGGGGAGTCGATATTGTCTGGCTAGAAAGGTTTGCAAGGAAGGCAAGAGAAGATGAGAAAAACAAGTATGTTTATGAAACAAAGATAGTTGATTATAAATCTGCCAGTAGGAATGGTGAGCCTTTTTCACAGCTAATTAAAACACTAGGATATGCACCAAACCCTGTGGCAAGATATTGTACTGCTCAACTTAAAATAAGAGCAATGAGTGAGTACCTAATTAATGTGTGTGGATTTGAAAAGCCCTATGTTGGATTTATTGGAATAAGGGGCGATGAAAAAAGAAGGGCTGTAAAAATGAGTGGCACAATCGAGAATGGTCAGGAAAGATATTTACCACTTTATCTTGAGGGCGTGACTGCTAAAGATGTTGGAAAGTTTTGGGAACAGAGTGATTTTGATTTAAACCTACCCAACAATAATGGTGTTACTGATTGGGGTAATTGTGATTTATGTTTTCTTAAAGGTAATGGTAAAAAACAAAGCATTATAAGAGAAAGACCAGAATTAGCTGATTGGTGGATTGAGCATGAAACTATTGATGGAAATGGTACTGGAAAACCATCTTATTTTCGACAAGATACACCAAGTTATAAATCTATGAAAGAATTTGCCCTTGACCAAACAAGTATTTTTGACAGACTGTTTAGTGATGAAACAATACCTTGTTTTTGTGGAGAATAATGGATAAAGAGTTACCCATCATAATTGGCGATGGTTTAAGCAATAAACAGGTGAAATTTATCAATGCTTATGTGAATAGCTATTGTAATGTAAGCAAAGCCTGTAAGGCGATTGACATATCTAGGCAAACATTCTATATGTGGTCAAAAGAACTTGACACATTCAAACAGGCAGTAGAACAGGCTAAAGAGGCACTTAAAGATAGATGGGAAGATGAGATTAATAAGCAAGTGTTTGAAGATCGTAACCCAATAGTATTAAACAAATTTGCTCCAATGGTATTAAAGGATCGTGGTTACGCTGACATTAAAGATGTGAACCTACATTCAACAGGCCAGCAAGAGAATAACGTGGTTATTACTGTGGTTGATAGTGTGGTTGAATCAATTGATGAAGAGGAGCAAAGAGTTGAACATTGATTTGAAATTAACTGAGCAATTCACTCCGTTTCTTAAACCAAAGAGGATGAAAGTGGTTTATGGTGGTAGAGGGTCAGGCAAGTCTTGGTCTATAGCACAGCTTCTTATTCTTAAAGCCTTTGAAAAGCCAACGAGAATCCTTTGTGCTAGAGAAATACAGCGTTCTATATCTGATTCAGTCTTACAGCTCTTAGGTGACACAATCGAAAGGATGGGGCTTAGAGATTATTTTGATGTACAAAAGACTCAGATAGTAGGAACAAATGGATCACGCTTTATCTTTGAGGGCATGAGGTCCAACATTACTAAGATTAAGAGTATGGAGGGTATTGATATTGCTTGGGTTGAGGAAGCTGAATCAGTAACCTATTCTAGTTGGGAAACCCTTATACCTACTGTAAGAAAGAAAGGCTCTGAAATATGGGTTAGCTTTAACCCTAATGACGAAATGGATGACACATACCAACGCTTTGTAGAGAATCCACCACCTGAATCACATATATATTCTTGTAAGGTAAATTTTAATAATAACCCGTTTTTTCCACCTGAGCTTGAGAAGGAAAGACTACTACTTAAAGATAAGAACATCGACCTATACAATCATGTTTGGGAGGGTGAGGTGTTATCCAATAGAGATGGGGCATACTTTGCCAAGTTCATTCAGAATGACCAGATTATGGACTTTGCTGTAGAGCCTAATATTCCTGTTGATACTTACTGGGATCTTGGGATTTCTGACAGTATGTGCCTATGGTTAGTGCAGCAGGTTGGTAGAGAGATCAGAGTTGTAGACTGTTATGAAAACCAAGGAGAGGGGTTACAGTTCTATATTAATTGGCTTCATGATTGGAGAACCAAACATCAGGCTGTCTTGGGCCAACACTATGCACCTCATGATATACAAGTCAGGGAGCTTGGTAGTGGTAAGTCAAGATTGGAGACAGCAAGAAAGCTAGGGATAAACTTCAGGGTTGTACCTAAACTGAGTATCGAAGATGGCATCCATGCTGCAAGAGCGATACTGCCTAAATGCTATTTCAATAAGAAGAACTGTAAGACAGGACTTCAAGCACTCAGACGATATAGAAAAGAGTTTGATGAAAAGAAGGGAGTGTATAAACCACATCCACTTCATGATTGGTCATCTCATTATGCTGATGCCTTTAGGTATTTCTCTATAGCTTTCAGAGATAGAAGTAAACAACAAAGAGCAGGACAGCCACAAGCGAACATTGATTGGCTGGTTGCATGAATAAGGATAATTATTACATTGGGTTCAGCGAAAGAGAAGGTCTGCATTTCTGGGATGTGTTCACTACAAAGAAGTTCAGACATTGCTTTGCCTTTAAATGGGATGGATTTAATTGGATAGTGATAGAAAGTCTAGGTTGTGCTTTGGAAGTGGAGATCTTGCCTTATGGTGAGGATGATGATGTTCCACAGATTATGGAAGATGCTGGATATTTAATAACCCAGATGAAAAGAGTAGAGCATAACAAATATATTTTTAGGGGGTGGATGACTTGCGTTACAGTGGTCAAACATTTGCTAGGGATAAGGAAGCCTTGGATAGTAACACCCAAGCAATTATATAACTATATAAAAAGGAGAAAAAATGGCAGCCATAACGAAGGCAGTGTTTGGTAAGAAGAACCCACCACCGTCACCACCACCAAGAGCAGCAGCACCTAAAAAGTCTGAAGCTGAAGTAACTGCTGATGCTAGCAGAGATAGAGCTTTAAGAGCAGAACAATACGCATCTCGCAAGAAGAAGCGTAGAAGGGGGCGTTCAATGTTAATGTTTAAAGATGAACAGGGGGTATCAGATACACTAGGATAATATTATGCCAAAATATAAGAAAAGTACAGATGCTGTTGCTGCGCTCATTAAGCGTTATGAGACAGCTAAACGACATCGAGCATCTTGGGAACAGCACTGGAAAGAGTGTTACGAGTACGCCTTACCTCAAAGGGAAGTATTCGATCAACACATTGAAGGAGCTAAGAAGAACTCTAAGATATTTGATTCGACAGCACTGATTGCTACCCAGAGGTTTGCTTCAAGGCTGCAATCGACATTAGTTCCTCCATTCAAGAAGTGGGCGAAGCTCTCAGCAGGTACAGCTATACCGAAACAGTTTGCCAACAAGATTGACAAGCAGCTGGAAGAGGTGACTGATACACTATTCAGTTATATCAATCAATCCAATCTGGCTACCGAGGTCCATGAGTCTTTCTTGGATTTGGCTGTTGGCACTGGTGCATTGCTACTTGATGAAGGCGAGGGTGATGATCTTTTGAAGTTTACTGCTGTGCCACTTAAAGAGGTGCTTGTTGAAGATGGTCCTCATGGAACGATTGAAACTGTCTTTAGACTACATGAGCACCCAGCAAGAAACATCAAGCAAGTCTGGAAGAAGGGCAAGTATTCTCCAAGCGTTCAAGATATGATGAAAGAAAAGCCTGACCAGTTGGTATCAATCATTGAGGCAACTGTTTACAATCCAGAGAAGAAGGTTTATGAGTATGTGATTATCGAGGAGGCAACTAAGCATGTCATCTTTGAAGATTACTTTGATGTTTCACCTTGGATAGTATTCAGATGGGCTAAGGTAGCAGGGGAGAGATATGGTCGTGG